GCATGAGTTGGATGATTTAGCTTGTATTTTTGATCCGTTTTTGAGTCTCAGGGATAATTTATTTTTTTCTACTGATGGTAGTTTTAACCATTTAGGTAATTCATCATACATGAAAATTACTTTTGTTACTAGGTTCCTTGCTGTAGCTTGGGTAGTTGCTAATGCTAGTACGTTTTTATCTTTATGGAAGAGCATTAGCCAAAGGGAGTATGCTGATGCTAAGGTAGAGATTCCTAGTTGTCTAGATTTAAGAGTAATGAGGTATTGGTGATCTCTAAATAGATGTAGTACTTCTGCTTGGAATGGGTATAAATTAAATAAAATTCTACCCCTAGTTGGATGCTGTATATGGCAATACTTCTTCATGAAGTATGCAGGGTCTTTTGCACATTTAATATACTCTTGTGTGATTATTTTTTTGATATCACTATTCTGCATAACTTATAGACTTATATCTTATAAATATATAGATATAAAAAAACCCACCTTTGTAGGATGGGCTTGTTTGTTATACTAGTATTGCTACATAGTTTAATTTTTTGCAAAAGAGGCTAGTTAGGGAGGCTTACTTTAGTAGTTAAGTTTTAATGTAAGTATTCCGTTGGCAATCCTCTTTACAGTCAACCTACTTCTATCCTCTTCTTTCCGCATATCTAATATGACCGTTTTTCCTCTATCGTATATCATAAGATAGTCTATACCTTGCAGCCCTTTACTTTTTATTTCGTTAAGATTTTTCTTTAGTGCAGCTGATCCTCCTACTACCCATGGATGTTCCATTAACTTCCTTAGTTCAAACTCTTGCTTCTTTCCTAATTCTGGTGAGGTTTCTGAGGATATTATCATTCCTTGCTGGTCAACTTTTAGTGTATATTCTTGATCTTTCTTCACTAGGTACTTCTTCCCTGCTATTTTCACCTCTACGTACTCTTTACCTATACTTTTATCATCTAACGGGAAATTATCAAGGAGTCTGGTAAGTTCGTCTAAGTACATTTCAGGTATAGATGTAAGCTTCTCTACTCCCGGCAGTATGAACCTAAATTCAGGTACTTTGTTAAACGGTGCTACTTGGTTCCTAAATGTTTCGTAGTTTTTCAAGAAAATACTGCCTAGTGTACTGCCTCCAGTTGCAAGTGATATTTCGTTTCCTGATGAAAAGTCTTTTACTTCTAGTACTTTTCCGTTACTGTCTGTTATATCTTTCTCATTAGCTCCTCCGATACGTGCTCCTTTTATCGAAACTAACGGTAACAGTTCTCCCTTTCCCCCTTTTGGAATTTTATAATCATGTAAAAGTTCATAAAAAGCTTCCATATATACCTTTATATCTTTTATAAACTCCTCAATATTGGATGCTCTCCTGTAATTATCATTTTGCTTTACCAAGTTAATCTCTCCATCACTTACTCCTGCTCTTGATAGAACTTTTTCAACTTCTTCTTCTTCTAGAACCTTCTTGTCTACTGCATTTATATTAACATACTTTGTAGCCGCCTTAGACTTACCTTTTCCGGAGCCAACTACTTTGTACAGTTCTACGGAAGGGTTAGGTTCACCTGTTTCTCTGTTTACGTCTTTCGCTCTAACGTACACGTTATCCTCACCTTCCACTCTTTCATAATCTCCATGGTCTTGTGAAATAACCTCTTCTTCTAACTTTACGCCAAACTCGGTATAAATCTCTTTAAGTATTTTTGAGTCTTCAGCGTTCATTATATCCGGGTACCCTTTCTCGCACCTGTAAGCCCATTCCTGTACTATTTTATCGATTACGTCTGTTTTCAAAGTTCTGTTATTTTAAATAGACCTAAATATACGAAATATATATTTAATAGCCAACTATTCTATCTCTCCGTACTCTATTCTAAGTTTGTATTTAACTCGTCTGTAAATAGTTTATAAGTATGCCTACCGTACTCATCTCTTAGAACTATTGCTACTGCTTTTGCAAAGTCTCCGTAACTCATACTGTCGTCAATACTAACTATTGCGCTGTTTATTTTAGCTGCTAGTTCTAGTACTTTTCTTGCCTCTGATGGCTTGTTTCCAAAGGGTAATTCTTCTCCCTCGTTTAAAATATCTATAAGTTTCATATATACTATGCTTCTGGTTCTTCTCCTGCTTCAAAATCTATTTCTTCTCCTCCTAAATCAGCTCCTCCTGCTTCTTCTCCACCCTCTGGTGCTTCTGCTCCTGGCTCTGCAAATGCTGCATCTTCTCCTCCTGGAAAATCTCCTGCTCCTCCTCCGGCTCCGGAACCTGTCTCTCCTTCTGCTCCAGGCTCTCCCTCTAACCCTGCTCCCGTTAAGGGCGCTTCTTGATATAGAACTCCTAATCTATCTAGAGCTTGTTGAAATTCACTAATCTTCCCTAATGCATAATTCTTTCCTTGGATTTGTGCATCGAAAGTCTTTCCTGTCCACTTAAGAGAAAAATCCTGCCCATTAGAGAGGTTGATTCTAAATGAAGTTGGTCGTGGTGATATCCAATCAACAGACTTAACGAACTCCTTGAAATCCTGTGTCATTAATTTAACTAGAGTTGCTTTTAGCGTTGGAAATTTTTCTAACATCGTATCCGTAGCATCTTCTAAAACTGTCTCCGGACCTGCAGTATCATCTCCTGTAAGGTCTTCTGGTGCTGGTTCTTTATCCTGTTCTAAAAGAACTTCGATGTATGCTTGTTCTATTAGTCTTTTGAGTTCGTTTATTCTCATCTTTTACTTATTTTTGCAATGCTTTGGGTTACTTTTAGAAAGGTAAGGTTTTTTACATTCCGTTGATTTCTTGTGAACTCTTCCACATCTTCCACAACAGGTTGCTTTTTCCTCGTTTAACTTCTGTTCTTTTTTTGAATCTCCTTCTAATAATTCTCCTCCTTCATAGGAAAATACTGTATTATCTGAATCATACCAATCTTCGACTCTATACCCACCATTAGGTAGTTTATTTACATGCTGTACATATCCTTGTTCGCTCTCTTTCCTAGCTAATTCTTTCATTTTACTTAAACTGTCTGAACTCTCTTCCTTAATTTCTTTATTTCTTTCTAATTTAACATCACCACTTGTAGTTAAAATCATTGATGCAGAGGTAGCACCATTTCCTTTATCATATGATACAGAAACAAAATTTTCTACTGTTTTTGTTTTTGATTGTTTATTTTCTGCAAATAAGTCAAGATTTGTATCTACTACCTCTATATCATTTCCACCAAAATCTTCTAATGCATCGTAGGCTGTTTCTTCTGAACTAAAGTAATAACTATCTGACCCGTTGTATATTACTTCTTTATAATATTTGTCATCTAAGATCATTATAGCTTTTCTAGCATCTCTTACAGCTACCTTAATATAGTATACTCCTTTAGGGGCTTCGTTAATATTTCCAAGGTCTAACTTTATTCCTATTTTCTTTGCTGCTTTAAGAACTCCTGGTCTCAACCTGTCTTGATCAGACCTAGAAGCTTTTTTATATATATCAAATAAGGTAAGGTATCTCTGTCTTGGAGTCTCTTCACCAATTTCTGCTTCATTTATTTTTTTAGGTTTTTTCTCGGCTTTCAACATAGCTGTCATTTTTTTAATTTTTAGCTGTTGGTCCATTGGAAGTTGAGCTAATCTATCTTCTTCTTTTGCTTTAGCCCATTCTTCTTCAGACATACCCTCAGACATTTCTCTTTGAAGTTGATTAATGTAAGCATTAGCATCTCCTTCACTACCTTTAATGGTTTTTACTTTTTTACCATTTTTAAAAATATCGTATACACCTTTACTTAGGTATTTTTTAGTGTAAGTAGGTTTTTCTGGTTTGCTTTTCTCATATCCTTTTGGATCGTGAAACATTCCAATTTCATCTAAACTTACTATAGAATCGATTTCAGGTTCTTTAAGTTCAAAATCAAGGTAATGTTTAGCACCTACTATTGCAGTTTTAGCATTAGTAATTTTAGCCTGCCACCAAGCCGGAAAATCTACTTCACCAACACCCTCAAACTGATCTACCATTTTATAAAGTTCCATAGCATATTTTCCAATACGATATAGGTCTGCTTTTAACATATGTGGTTCGTTGTCTTCGTGTCCTAAATCTAGATCTTCATTTAAACCATAAGAACTAGCATTATCTATGAATCCTTGAAAGAATCCTTTTCTATATGCTTGGTGGTCTGGTTTGTTTTTAAATCTACCTTTAATTTTTTCAAATGCTTCTTCACCAGCTTCATACCCCATTTCTTCAATATCAGCTAAGCCAATATTTTCTTCATATTCATCAGCTCCTACTTCGATATCTTTCGAATATTCCTGTTCGTTTAAAGAATTAAAGTATTTAACAAGATTATTTTTTACTAAATCTTTGTGAACTAGCGGCTCTCCAGATGGCTTAATTCCTACTTCGCCAATTTCTTTATCAAATGAATCATCAACTAGGTGTAGAATACCTCCAGTTATGTAAAATGAAAACTCATCTTCAAAGTTGTTTTTGTACTCTATATAAATAGTAAATGAGTTAGACATTATATCTTTTACTGTACCTCTTGCTACTTCATCTCCGACTTCTCTCAAAGCACTTACTAGTGTCTTTGCAATTTCCAGGGCTATAACTCTTGTCTCTTCGACTGAATATTCAATTTCCTGTTGCTCGCTTTTTAGCTTAACAGTCACATCAGGATTGTCTTTAGAGAATTCAGCTGCTTTTTTTTCATCTTCAAATTCTACAGCTTCTAGCTTTCTTTCTAAAGATTCTTTAAGTAGTTCTAATTTTTTTTTAGATATTAGCATACTTTGTTGTGAAAGTTTTCCTAACCCTCTGTCTTTAATTATATTTAGTGCAATTTTGCATTTTGATACACGTTCTTGAATTTCTTGATAAGTCATTGGTTTTGATATTTAAAAGCTATAATTATAAATATACCTATTTTATGTGTTCTGATAGGTGTGTTATATACTGCTTGATATTTTTTAATATTTTCTTTTTTTCTGAGTTGTTAGATTTCCAATCTTCTATATCCCCCTGTTCTGTAATAAAAGTATCTTGTGAATTAACTGTCTCTAGAGCCCACTGTTCTATATCTTTTACAAAGAGTTTCATACTGCCTTGCATCATTCTTTGTTCATACTGCTCAAATAGTCCTGCTTTCCTTAAGTCGGCTTCGTACTCTACAGTACATGGATCAAAACAAAACCCATGAATTTTGTACATTTTTTGAGCTAAGTGATGTTTCATCGGACCTCCGCAGTTAGGGCACCTTAGTGGTATACGAACAGCTTTTTTAGCTGCATCTAATTTTGTAACATTTTGTTTAATTCCGTTTTTAATTGTCCAATTTTTACCTGATTCTTCCCAAATATCACCCTCCTTGTATTTGCCTATTATTTTTTTGTAACCTGTTTGAGCTTTTGTTTTAGCTGTATAGTCTTTATTAACTATATTCCTGACTCTCTGTACATCTCTTTGTTTAAATTCTTTCTTTAGTAACGATTCCTTACTCATACTTTAATTCTTTTAATTTTTCTATAACATAATCTACATTTCCGTCTTTACATCTTATAGCAATTCCGCCTTTCGATATCCATTCTTCAATATTTGATTTTTTATCATCTATTAGAATTGAATTCTCGTTAGCATATCTCTGCTTATCTTTTGAGTAAGCAAATATCACTTTTGGAGATGAAGGTATATTTTGTCTAACCCATAGGTTTTTTCCTAGTCTTGAGTTATTATGTCTTGAAGGAGATGTCAAAATTTGCGGGCTGTAAGGTTCTATAAAATTCCACAGTCTCTGTCCTTGAGGCATCCAGGGCATTTCTGACCAGAATTTGATACCTACTTCTCCGTCTATGATATTCCAAAAAGCTGCGGATCCAAATTCATCTTCATACTCTTTTGGATTGCTGTATCCTGTGTAGTGCTCAAACCTTGTTTCGAAGTCAGTTAATACTCCGTCCATATCACAGTAGATATTATACGGAGGCATAGTTTCTGATTTTTCTAATAACAAATCTTTTAGTTTTCCCATACCTTTTTTTACAGCAGTTGTCTTATTCCTAATGCTGGTAGTCTTTTACGCCATAGGGTAAGTATTTTTTCTTTTTGACTTGGTGTTATATCTTGTGAGTCTATATACCTGTTCACTACATCAGCAAAGGGTTTCTTTTCTTTTTTAGCCCTTAAGAGTAGTCCTTGTAAATTTGCATCTACCTCTTTTTCAAGCTCTAAATATTGATTAGCTCTTGATTTTTTTGATTTTATCCAAGCTCTTCTTTCAAGATCGTCTGCCATTCCTTTATTGGGGTTAGCAGTATCGCTTCCTATGTTATGTGTTAGGTGTTCTATTTCATGTCTAACAATATCCTTTAATGTCATAGAAATCTCTTCCCATATTTCTGGTAGGAGTTGTTCATCTACTTCTACATCTATTCTAATGAAATCTCCTTCGTTGTCTGTACCTGCTCCTGTTGTCTCAATAACATCCATTGTCCCCGTATCGAATGTTAATTCTATTGTAGCTTCTACATCGAAATTTGCTCCTAAACCTTCATAGTTGTCTTTATATTGAAACCCGTCTTCTCCTTCATCTACGGCTTGTTTCCATGCTTTGAAGATATTTGAGGATATTGTATTTGTAAGTTTATCGTATTTACCTTCTGCCATCACTTCTTTTTTTTTACCATTTTTAATCTCATCTTCCCAGTTCCTGAAAGTTATATTCCCTTCTAAGTATGCTTCTTTTTCTATCTCTATTAAGTTACTATCTTCATTTGTATTAGTAGTTCCTACGGAACCTAATCTACCTTCTAAATTCTGTTTATGATGAATCATCTCATGTGTAAAAGATCTCATTACATCTTTAGGGTGTCTTCCTTCTACGTAGAGAACTACTTCTTTCTTATTAGGGTCGTAGAATGCTGTACGTCCAAAGAAATCACTTGATTCTGCTATATCTCTCCTAATTTTGACTTCAGGTAAGGGAGTTACTTTCATCTTTTGATCTATCATATACTCTAAAATAGAGCCCATATATGGTGTGTAATCAAAGCCAACTCTTTCTCCTTCTTTTTTATTCCGAACTGTTATACTATCTCCATTGAATACTATATCGTAGTACTCGTCCCCGAGTAGGGTAAGTAGTTTCTTATATACGGTAACTAGCATTGCTCTATCTTTTGACGCAATAACGCTTTTTGGAGCTATTGCTGTTCCGGAAGAACCTTCTTTAACTAATTGATTAGTGTTAAAAAGTTCGTGTAGTGTTTTATCTAAAGCTTCTTGCATTTGTATCTCTTTTTCTGATGGTGCACGCATTGCTGCTATGTTTATACTTCTTTCTTTATCTGAGTTGTTTATTTCCTGTGGTGTCCATTCCCCGCTTTTTAAGTACCTGACAGAATTTCTTATTGAGTTAGCAGAAAATTTACTGTCCTCTTCTCCTTCTCTTGGTAACTCTAATATTTCAACTGTTGGATATTTTTCTTTATTTTTTATAAAATAGTCAAACCTTTTTGCTTCTTCGGGAAGAGTTCCTGTTATGATTTTAGAATAGCTATTTTGATTATCATCTACAAAAGTATAAATGTCTCTTATGGGGGTTACTTCTGATAGGATTATATCAACCGGTATCGGAAGGTATTTGGCATAAATTTCCCAAATACTCTTAGATTGTTCAGCGCTAATTCTTACTCCTTCTCGTACTTTAGGTCCTATAAATATAACCAACCTGTCTACTTTATCTGCTAAAAATTTTGCATTATTAAAATGAGCTTTGTGAGGTGGTTTAAATCCTCCGGCGTATAGTCCTACTGTTTTACCTTGCTCATCCTCTAGTATAGTATTTACTGTCTGTAGTGCTTTTTCTTTCCCTGCTCCTTTAGGTGTCCCCACTTCCCCTGATTTTACTGATACCATACTATTAAAAACACCTTTAATTCTTTCTTTTGATCTTGGATTTTTTACTTTAGATTTAATATCTTGTAGTAAATCTTCGAATGTTCCGTCTATGTTATAGTTTTTAAAAAGTTCTCTTATTAGTCCCCAATTTGTTGTACTCCATAGATCTTCTCTAGCAACTGTTTTGAAATCTTTTAATTTTACTTTCCTTAAAGTTAGTTTATTTGAACTTAAATTGAACTCTAATTCTTCATCTGGTGTAAGCTGTGGTACATCATTTATGCTTAATCTCTTGAGCAGTTCAACTGGGTTTTCTTCTAGTAGAATAACTTTTACTAGTCCTAATAACAGTCCTTGTTTTTCGGCTGGTAGATCTAAGAAGCTATTTTTAAATGCATGTTCTTCGTCTGATAGTGATATGATATTATCTACTTGTATGTATTTATCTTGCTGACCTGTAATTGGAAAGAGGATAGTAATTATTTCTCCAGAGTTGTAGTATTTTTTACCTGAATATTTTTCACTCTTAAAAGGAACTATAACGCTATCAGGTTCCGAAGTTACTGTTTTAATTATTCTCTGTTTAACTTCTTTCTTATCTTCTCCTTCGAATTGAACAATTAAGTCGAGGTCTCCAAAATCCGGCTTACTTCCTGCTTTAACACTTCCAGATAGTGATGCTTTTTTGAATCCTGGTATCTTTTCTAGAACATCTTTTACGTACTTATCGAAAGTACGTTTAACATCTTTCTTTTCTATTCTCTGACCTCCGGCTACACCTGACATTTTATACTGTTTTATATTTAGTTAAATTCGATTCATCCGGTAGGAATTTACCTTTAAGTGTTAATCTGTCTTGGTTTTCTATCCAATACGATTGTAAATCTTCGGGAATATCTGCTCTAGTACTGTCTAATATTTTTAAGTACCTGTCGTATACACCATTCAAATCCTCTGTAGATAATCCCGCTTCTAATGTCTCTATTAATTTAAAGTAATCTCCAGCAGTCTCTTTATCTAACTTAATATTATATAACTTATTTAAAAGTTCTATAGCCTGTTGTGGACTATTAGCTACTATCTCTTGAGTTTCTTTATCTTTAACTCCATAATTGTGTGAAAAGGTATATCCCTTATGTGAAAATAGAGCAACAATAAGTTGAGTTCTATGTAATCCTTTTACATTTCCTGAATAGGTAGTGGAGTGGTATGCAAAGGAAAGCCAGTCTACGTCTCCCACGTTTATATCTATCTGTACGTTATCACCTACTTCTTCTTTATTTTCATCAAACTGTGGAAATAAGAGGAATAATGCTCCTGCTCCTGAGCCTTTCACATCGGCTAAGATATCGGTATTACTTTCCTCAATTTTTTGAGCTACAGAAACTATAACAGCTCTCTTCATTAGTTGATCATCAGACGATGTTCTAGCTCGTTTTTTGAAACCATCGAATAGTTTATTAATATGGTCTTGATCTAATCCCCAATCGTTAATATCGTCAAAAGATTTTCCTGATAGGGCTAAGTCAATATCCCCTGAGTAGTCTTTTTTCCCTACAGATCCTAAAGTTTTCATCTCTCTAAAAAATGGTTCTGCTTTAGGAAAAATTGCTTTAAATTGCTTGAAAAATTCAAACAATGTAGGTTTTATATTCTCTTTTTTAATTGAAGCAGTATTATTAAAAACGTTACCTCCCATACTAATTTATTTTATTGACCTAAATATATGAATTTATTTTAGATCTACCAACTATTTTATTTATAAATAGTATTAAAGTTTAATGGAAGTAGGGTAAGACTTATATTTAGGTTTAACAGATGGGTTTTCTAATAAGTATAGTTTCTGTATTAGCTTAAATAATTCAAAATTTTCTTCAATTTCATCTATTACTTTAATCTGCCATCCTGCCCCTTGTATAACTTCCTTTTGTTTTGAAGGTCCCCTAGTACTTGCTTTTAACCAAATAATTCCTGTCCTTTGTATTTTAATTCCTTTCATCTCTTCTAGTGCTCTTGCATAAGCGGATAATTGAAGATCATAGGATTTATGTAAGCTGTTGGATGTTTTTATATCCAGCAACCAAACTTCGCCGTGCATTTTAACAACTAGATCCGCTGTTCCTGCATACTTATGGGTATCAGAGTATACGAAGTCTTCTGCTGATATTAATTCTGGTTTATTTTCTTTCCAGAATTCTGTAAATTTAAGGATCATGCTCCAGACTAATTCGCTGTACTTAGCTTTGCCGTAATCATCCATCCAGTGTACTTCTTCTCCTAGTACTAACCTTTCGGCAGCTTCGTGTACCTGGGTCCCTTCTTTACCTGCTTTCTGCATAATAATATCAGAATTATGTCCTACATCTTTTAGCCAAGTTTCAAAGAATCTATTTTTTGGCATATACTGTAGTATCGTCGTAACTGATGGATAGTAAGTATCTTCTCTTCTTTTGTAAACTCTGTTATCTAAGAAGTTGATTTGTTGTAATTTCCCATCAAAAGTTAACCGGTCTTTGGCATGTTCTTTTAAAATGTCTGTACCTTGTTTGATCATAGGGCATTAATTTTGTGCACCATTAGACCTGTAAAGTCTAATTCTTTTGCGGATTGAATAAGTTTAGTAAAATTTCTAAACCCTACTTCACTTGGGTCTTTTTCTTTTAAGTCAATTAGAAAGACCCTTTTTCCTGAATTTAATAAATTTTCTGCTATCTCTAATGCATCTTTTTGTGCATCTTGATCCAGAGCTATATAAATGTCATCTACTTTTGACGTTATTATTCTTTTCATTAGAGAGTGGGAAAGACTTTTTCCTAGTATGGGAACAGCGTTTCTCCGTATTGCCATTGCATCAAATACACCTTCACATAGTATTATCGGTTTATCCCAATTGATCATGTTTTCGAAGAATACTATGTCTTTAGAAGTTTCTGGGTTTTTGTATTTAAAATACGCTCTTTCGTAAGTTCTTCCAATAAAATAATTGAGCCTACCCGACTCAGAATAACTTGGTATAATGATTCGACCTCCATAGTCTCCATCTGTCGTATATCCAATAGAGTATTTAATAAAATCATTGTCGGTAAGTCCTCGTTCATATAAGTACTTTCTTATCTTATTGGCAGTGATAGATTTTGTTGTAGCTGAATGTAGAGGTTGGTATTCTTTAGGAAGCTCTGTGATTTCATCATTACTATATTCGTATTTTTTACCTTTCTTTATGTATTTGAGAACCTCCTGTGCTTCTCCTTTAGGTATTTTTAATTGCTTTAGTAGCGAGTATATAGTAGTTCCTCTGGATTTACATACCCAGCACTCCCAGTGGTTTTTACCTTCTTCATTAGTTGCTAGATTAATTTCTAACTTAGGTTTTCGGTGATTGCAGAAAGGACAATTAAAAGCGTAGTTATCTCTAGCTCTTTTATGACTTTTTCCCAATACGTTTTCTATAGATCCTAATAAAAAAGTATACTCCATACTTAACAGTTATTATCTTAATATAAGAAAAAAGTTGCAATTAAGCAACTTATACGTCTGTCATTTTTAATTTCCCAGATTTAGGGTTGATCATAAAATTATCCGGCCTTATATCTAATTCATCAGAAGGTATTCCTAATCTTTTTGCTTCCGCTTCTAAGGCATCTATAAAGTCTTCAGGAATTTCTCCTTTAAATTCCCCCATAACGTCCATTGTAATTACTCCTAACTTATCCCCTAACCTACTAACATCGTAAATGAAGACAAAATTATTTGTTTTTTTTCCTTTAAGCAGCTCAGCATGATCTAATTCAACTTCGTCAGTTGTTACCTTTACCGCTTTACCGTCAAGTAGATATACAGAACCGTAATCCCCTGAGCCTAAGTATTTTCCTCCTCTATCTTGTATTTTATCTATCTGTTTATTAAAAGCAGGATCATATTCTATCGGACCTTCTAATATTATTTGCGATAGTTTCACTACAGGTCTCTTAAATTAAAATTAAAACCAATTGACGGGTATATTCTCCTCTCTCCTGGTTCATTTTCATAAGTACTAGTTGTACTTGTAATTGCAAAATGCTTATCTTCTAAGAATCTTGTTATTTCATTGAATAGCTCTTTCGGAAGGTCTTCCCGTACTATAAATTCTAGTTTTCCAAACCCTTTTCCAAGTAATTTATCTCCTTT